CTTTCAAAAAAGAGAGCTACTGGTTCAATCTTGTTCAACCAGTAGCTCTTGCCATTATAGTAACTTGCTTATCTCTGACATATAATCGTTTCCGTCAACCCTTAGGATCTGACTTAATCGGTCTACGAGTAAGTATTCATATCCACCAACGAAAATCTGAACACGATTAACCGAATATGTGAGCTCATTTTCAGAAGCTGATCCGATTTCTACCCCGATTCCCGGAAGAGAAGTAGGTGGGAAGGACCTTACAAATGCCTTACATCCTTCCACTTTTGATGATCCATCTGCAGTAACAACATTCTGTACCCAACGAAATTCTAAGGTATGTTTATCAAGCTTTGACAAAATCCCAAGCCCCTTATCTTCCCCAATCTTCGTAATCGTAAGTTCCATATTTTCTAATAAACCTACAATCGGAACCGTCATTGTACCCATAGCGTTTAAATCTGCTGTCATGAGTGAAATGGCTGGGAATGTAAAGCTTGTGTCTTTTGCCACCAATTTACCGTCATCATACACGGTATCTGCAACAACTGCACCTTTGATGTCTAACCACATTATGACTCACCTCCAAAATATGCTGCAAATCCTTCGTCGGTATAACATACTCTTGCTTTACCACTCTTAAATGGTGGAGTAGGTGTCGCGCTAATATCCCAAACAAAGTCACCATTCATAACATTGGTGGTTGTATTTGCTGTTTCTAAGAATTCAATCACAGGGGAACCAAGTAAAGCTCCTCTTCCTTGAAGACTATCAAGATTTTCTTGCTCCTGGGAGAGAATACTTTCTTTTAATTGTAACGTCATAGGACCATCGATCTTTGTCCCATGTCGTAATTGGAATCCATTCGTGATGTGCATCAGCATTCGGATATTAACATCAAAGATATGACGTGCTTCTCCATCACTACCAAACTCAAAGGCTGCCGTATGTGGTCCCCATAGAACCCAAATACCACCCCAAAAGACTGCTGTTGTGATTCCTGCAGCATTTAAGTTATTGGCGGTAGACTGATCATACCCTTGATTTGCTGAACCCACACCAAAATATTGGCTTGTGCACATAATTTCCTTATTCGATGGACTTTCCATTGGAATACTATCATGGCTGTTGTCCACTCGTAACATGGTAACAGTCGCTTGCGTACTTAAGTGATAGGTATTTTCTCCATGTTTCACTTGTGGCCAGTAGACTTTTGAATTTCCACTGTTATACCCTTTATCCTCTGCCCATGCTTTTGCTTTTTCAATGGTATCCACTTTCACACCTTGGGAATCCATCAAAGCGAGATCCGCATTTACAAATCCATCCCAATGACCATTTAATTTCTGTACAATCGTTACCATAGCACGATAAACCTCAGGAATTTCACTCCAAAATGGTGCTGCTAAGATGTTTAAAATTGCATTGTGCATCGTGTATAACTTGGTCAATGCTTGTAGACCTTTGTAAACTCCATCGGCAGTTACCTCACCAACGATGTCTTCATACTTCACTTTTGAAGCATCCACTTCGGTATAGGATGCCTGTAACGTACCACTTAGAGGGCTATGACTGTTCACTGATTCAACGATAACAGTTCCTTTTGTAAAGTTGTACGATACTGTAAAGTCAGTACCAAGCACTTTATCAGCGATTGCAAACGTATCTAAAATGATGGTATCGCTCTTAAATTCTGCACGTCCATTTTTAAAGGTTACTTCCACTGTTGTTGCTGTCGTCTTCTTATGGACTGCTGGATCTAAAACATTAATCACATAGATTGGTCCAACATTTCCAACCGAATTGTTAAAATGGCAGGAAAATGCTTCGCAAAGGGAAAACTTATTCCAGTTTGTGGAATACCCTAGCAATCTTTGCACTTCTTGCATGTTCTGCAGCTTAATTGGTGTATTAATAAGCCCTTTTCCCTCGTAATTTTGTATTAAATTGATTGGTGCTGTTCCGATATATGCTACAACTGTATTGGATTGAATCGCACTTTTTACCTTATCGTCACCAATAATTCCATAAGCTCCATGTTGGTAGCTCATTCTATCACACTCCTTCTATAATAAATCTTCATATGCCTTAGGTGTCTTTCTTGCTAACCCACATTCCAGTGAAAAACGAACCCAACAAAACCAATATGGATAGTAATCGACAATTGCTCCTTCTTCCGTAAATGGCCCATACTCAATTCCATCCTCCTGCATCACTCGCAATCCTGCAATGTACTCTGTATTCTCTATGATCTGGACAACCTTATCTGTGAATCCCCAAATATCTCTCCACCCTTCATAATTTCTTTGATAGGACTGGTTTATGGTTTCACCTTCATATTTCTGATAGCTGTTTCCTCCTAAAACATCCGGATTCTTCACTATTTCCATCTTTTCAGCACCATGTTCTCCCGGATTCCAAGCCGAAAGTGCTAGTTGAATATCGAGATGGCGAAGATGCTCATTCAGATTATCTTTCCCTTTGATTATTTGAGTACAAATGGAAGGGACTGGTGTTGCTATACTGGGTTGCATCCGCTCTTTGTTCGGAACTAGCATTGCGAATGCAGATGGATTTACAAGTTTAAGCTCGTATCGATGATCGTTTTTTTCATCATTCGGCTGCTTAAGTTGCACCTGAGGACATATGTTTTCTTGAATCCAAGCAACTATAGTATCAAGATTATTAACAATTGTCATAATACCTCCTAAAACATTCTGTTTTGATGGCAAGTTACCTGTACCATTCCCAAGTTGTTACTCCATGAATCAACAATATACTCCATACCATCAATGTTGATGACTGAATCAGGTGCTTTCTCTTCTGGTAACTCATCCTCGATGGCATAAAATAAGAGTTCCGCTTCTGTAACCCCAAGCGTACTGCCTTGCTTTAGCTTTTCAAGTTCGTCTGTATCAATAACAATTACTATTTGCTTTCCTTCGACTTCGTGTAGCTCTCCAAAGTCATCTAACTGCATAAAAATAGCATTATTATCCTTCGCAATCTGCTCTTTTAACGTCATTGTTCCACTGGATTTAAAGCATCAAAAGCAGGTGGGAGCTCTCCATCTGACTCATTAAGATGAGAAACATACTCATCCAAAGCCTTCATGACATCCGCCTTTTTCATTCCTGTAGTATCAATGCCGCATTCTGTAGCCAATTCCAAGAGTTCAGGTAGTTTCATATGTTCGTTGTACTCAACAATAGAATCATTTTTATCATCATCCGGATCATCATCTTCCTGGTTCGGATTAACGTTTGGATTCACATCTTTTCCGTCCTCTTCATCCTCTGATACTTTCGCAGGTTTTTCCTCCACATAAGCAGCGATACCACAAGCAACCAACTCCTCCTCCCTCACATCAGAGAGGGAAAATGGAGCAGAGTTTATTCCTTTTGGTTCTACAATTCCATTTACGATATGGCCGTAAACACCTTTAATAATTCGAATCATACAGGACCTCCAATCTTATTTTTTAAATGCATTTAATGTTACCCAAGGGCACTCATTTTTCGGAATTAACAATGGTCTAGAAGTAACCTGCAACTCTCGAACGTTTGCTTTCACATCAGCTGTGTACTTTGGAACTCGACGACCTTCATAGGTATGGAAGGTTTCATCATCTTGTTCTAATTGAGTAACCGCGCCATATGATGTATGACCAGCTCCAGGAGCAGATAAAACACCATAACCAGATGGTAAATAGTACTTATTTACTCCATCTTCATCCTCATAGGTTTCATCATAAGAGATAATATCAACGGATCTGCCATCTACGTTAATCGTTCCGATATGTGCTGCTCCTTCTGGTAGCATAATTGGATCGATTTTTCCGATGTTAATACGCTGATTATCGAATAATTTCTGTACTTTTTCATCGTTAATCAATAAGTCAGCTAAGTCTGGATTTAATACTAACTCCTTCGCTGGCAATCCTTTTGATGTTAACATACGGATCATCGCCTTAATATCAGCAAGTTTGTTGTCTCCAGGTTGTCCCCAAGCAACTGCTGGTGTATAAACAGAAGGATTTGCATCCCCTTCATAAAAACGGATTACATATTCTTCGAAATTGCTTCCACCATACTTGTCAGCATACTGTTTTAAAACAATTTCATTGTTTAACATCGCTTGTGCTGCCATCTCTTCTTCTCTACCAGAAATCATGAGATCAAATTCTGATAAATCATTGTTTAAGATTTGAGCTTGACGTTGTTCTGGTGATACTCTACTGTAAAGAGCTTCTCCAAATCCCTTCTTGTTCAAATCATCAATGGTTAATGGTCTCGATGGTGCAATGGTAGGAGGAATGTAACTCTTCGTCTTATATCCCTCACGCTCAATCGTAATTCCACCTTTTCTTGGCATAACTACTGGAGCAATCTTTTTCGAACCTTTTCTGTATTCCACCAAGACTTCTTCTCCTGGGAAAATATCATTCACCAAGTCCACTGGAAAATAACGATCTCTCAAGAACGTTCTGTGGGTTGGCATCGCTTGTACTGCAGTTAACAACGTAACTGTTCTGTAAATAATAGGTATTGGCATGGTTTCTTCCTCCTCTTAATATTCCATAGCTTCACTAAGATAAATTCCTGCATTTCTTAATGCAAGTTCATCGGTTGTCTTCATGGTATAGTTTTCATTTACCACTAATGCATTTCGATTAAAATCACCAGTTCGATACGCAGTTCCGAACGCTTCTGTACTGGTTGCATCAACTTCATCTGCTAAGATGGCATATGGAACTAGTGTCTCTCCTGCACCTGCTTCTGTTCCTAATACAACGCACTTATTTGTTGTTGTATTAATAGCAAGTACCGTTCCTCTGGACAGTACACCTTCACCACTAGCTACGGTTACACCGATGACATCTGGGTTAAATTTTGAACTATTGAATAAGTTATCATGCTCAACGCTTCCAATTGCTTGATCTGCTCTCATACAATCTCCCTCCTCCTACTTTGTTTCCGGTTTCTTACCGGCATTTGCAATCAATGCTGCTGCATTTGCAATTTGCTCTGCTTCACTTACAGTACCACCAGCTCCTTCTGGAATTGGGTTTCCAGTGTTTGGTGTCGACGATACTGCAGCTGCACCTGATGCGTTAAAATCAGCTAAGCTATTGTTTAAATGCTGTGTTCCGAGTTTCGCCTGTTGCTGCATTGCTTTGAATGCAAGTTCTTGAGCCGTACAAGCAGTTGGACCGTATTTTGCTTCTTTTACAAGTTCCGGGTTTCCAACCGTCAATGCAATTTCTTCAATTGCTTGCAATCTGCTTCTTTCTGCCTGTATCGCCTCACTGGTACCGCTTCCCTTTGCTGCAGTTTCAATTTGAACCACCAACTCAGGGTGTTTTTCTCTCAGTTCTTCGAGTGTCATTGTTACATTTCCTCCTTGTGATTGATTTATTGAAGTGCTTTTGATTGGTTCTTCCGTCTGCTTTTGCATCGGATTCGCCATCGTTGGCACTTGAATACTATTAATTACTGGAACATTGCCCGGAAAATTGCGAAATCCTTTTAACGAATGGAGCATACCATTCACGATAATTTCATCTTTCTCTGAACTCATGCACATATTTGTTTCTGCATCTTCTCTTAAGACATTGCAAAAACCATTTTCTACAGCTTCACGGCCCGTGTACCAAGTTTCTTTCGCCATTAAGCTTCGAATTTTTCCTACTCCAAGATGAGTTGCAGAGTCATATGCTTCTGCTGCCACCTTATTTGCTGCTTCCAATCGTTTATTTACTTCAAGTAACGCTTTATTGTTGTAGTTACCCATTAACGTAAGCAGTGCTTCATGAATCATGAACAAAGCTCCTGGAGCAATTTCTCTTGTCTTGCAACCCATAGCAATAATGGTTGCAGCACTAGCAGCGATTCCATCAATGACTGCTACGGTCTCCCCATTCAGTTCTTTTAAGCGATTGCAGATACCTAATGCCGTATACAAATCACCGCCTACGGAGTTAATTCTCACGGTTACCTTGCTTTTATCTTTCACTTGTGCAAGATCTTCCAGAAAACCTTCTGGGGTGATATAGAGACCGTCAAGCGGTTCTCCTGTCCACCAATCAACTGGTTTTTTCGAACATACTTCACCATACATGGTGATTTCTGCTTCGTCATCGTTCACCTCTAGAACATTCCAAAACCTTGGAACACTATTTTGAGGATCCGACATTGGTCCGTTAATGATTCTTAACGGTATTTGGTGTTTTTTTTGCATTACCTTCTTCCTCCTTCATAGCTGAAATAATATAAGAAGCTAGCATTTCCATGTTTTCACTTTGCTTTTCCGCAGTGACACCATTGGCTTGTGCTAGCTTCTCATTTTCACGTTTTAATTGATTTACATTGGACTCCCATTGACCACCATTTAACTTCACGGTACTTTGTTCATGTGTACTATAACCATTTTGATTTGCTAAAATCTCTGCTGTGATTTCCTTAATAGGATCTAACTGTCCTTGGGATGGACCAATCCACTCACTTCCTAACCAAGCACTACGTACCAACGGATCAGAGAAGAAACCAGGAGCTTGTATTCGACCTCTAGCAACTGCCTCACTTAACCAAATCTCATAGACTGGATTACAAAAGTCATTCACAAACCAATCTCTTCGCATTTTAAATGCTTTCCATGCTTCCAAAAGTGCTGCACGGCTCGCTGAATAGGATGCATCAAAAGCTTTTAAGAGTAAATCTGCTGGAATTTCCAAGGCTGCACCGCATTGTTCACACATAGCACGAATAAATCCACTGAATCCATTTGCTGGACGTTTTGGTTCACCAAATTTAACATCCTCACCGTTTTCAATGACATTTACCTGCCCTGGTCCCATTTCATACTCATTTTGGCTATTTGAGACTTTATCATCCCCAGTTTCATTGAATGGCATGTCATTTGCATTCCCTTTCGTTAAGATAAAGGCAGTAAAAAAGCTCTCTACCAACGCGGCACTGAGCTCACTCTCTGTATATCTACGCATTTGCAAAAGAGGTTCAATGATTTGTGCTAAATAACTAACTCCACGGTACTGCTCTGGTCGTTCCGAATCCATAACATGTAATACATTTGGAAGTCCTGTAAGTTTCCCATATGCCTCAACTCGCTCCCATTTTGTGGATGAACTTATCACATGAGGGTAATTATTTCGAAAATGGTATGCTACAATAGCACCATTATTATCGATTTCCACTCCATCATAAATACGATTACCGTCTTTTGACTTTCCTTCAGTTCCTACGGTAAATATTCCTGCTGTTGTGACCGGTGTACTGCACCGATCAGCCTCTACCAACTGTAAACGTAGAGAGTATGGCATCAAAGGAGTCGGATCAACTTTCTTTATTACTCCGAATACATCACCGGATAACAACCATGAAACCAGTGCTAATTGCTGCATCGAATAATACGTATTAACTCCGGTTGCATCACAAGCTTGTTTCCTCCCTGCCCACAATTCAAACTCTGCTTCTGTTTTTGACTGCCACTTCTCTGCTTCTTCTTGCGATAAACCTAGAAAATCAGCATTCGGTCTTGCTTTTAATTTCAATCCACACCCAATCACATTGGTTCGATTTGTCTTGATTGCAGAAGTGGCAATCGGTGCTGCCATATAAAGCATTCTTGCTCTCTGCCGAATCGTATCATTGTTATGATCAATATCCTTTTGTGGGGAAGAACTGGCTGCAACAAAACTTTTTAATGCTCTCTTTTTCCAACTAGCTCCTGCTTCTGAGTACCCATAGTTTTGAATCGCAGGTGCACGTGCTATGGTTGGTCGATTTGCAACCATCGTCTCGTGACCTTGTGCTACTTTAGGTATTTCTATCAATGTTGTTTCTTGCATCGTTGTTTCTTGCATCGTTTTCACCTCCTTTCTAGTTACCAGTCACGCGGTACTATACCGATTGCTTTTCTTGGTGAGGAAGTTTTTAATGAGTAAATTTCCTTCTCCAGTTCTTTAATTGCAGATTGAATAGCTGACAGATCCGTCTGATATCTGGTTGCACTTCGTGTACCAAGACCATAAGATTGAACTCCATCGCTAAGCATTTCTTTTTCTCTTGCATAATATAAGTTTAATCGGTCATTTAATATCTGAATTCGATGTTCTCTTTCCTGCTTTGTCATTCACGACTCCTTTCTACCACTCATCATATGCTTTTTGCTTTTTTGCTGGTTTATTTACTTGCTTTGCTTTTTCTTCTGCCTTTGGGATATTGTCAAACCCTTTCAGACGTCTCTTAACTGCATCTAAATCTGGATCTAGTATTCTCAAAGCAGCAAGAGCATAGTTTCTACAATCGAGTGCTTCATTTCTTGCATGTCCTGGTAGTTTCGTCCATTGCCACTTATCTCCTCGATTTGTCTTAACGCGTACTAACTTTTCCGATAACAAGCCTTGAAAGAATTTTGAATCATATCCTCGATCTTCTCCTTTCGGGAAGTGACAATACTTTGCACCCTTTTCCTGAACCTTAAGAGCACTCATGATTTTTGCTTTTCCAGAATCAACTCCTATGGTATAAAGCCAACATTGCCCGATCTGTTTTCCATTGATGACAATTTTGACTTTCGAAGGAGGTGCAGTGTAAGGAATTCCATCACTGCTCTTACCTTTGATTGCGAAAACTCTTTTATTTAATCTACGATGACACTGTTGATATACCTCCTGCGTAAAATGTCCACCGGAATCGACACAGGTAAGCGAAATTTTTAGTCCTTTGCCATCTTTAAAGTAATAAATCCTATCGATAACATCATCAATTCTAGCCCAAACCTCTTCATTATCTGGTCGCCCATTGATAATACCCTTCTTTATACCCCACGTTTCACCAAAGAGTCCATGACCAACAACCTCATATTCAAGTCGGTTGTCCTGAGTATCCACACCGCAAGTCAATACAAGAACACCTTCTGGAAGTTCCGCTTCGTATTCTTCTCGTCGGTTAAGCATTGCATCTTCATCCTCTAGTTCACCTCTGTCTTCCCACAACTCACCAAGAAGAGTATTGTATACTACTTTTAACTTCTCGATATCACCCAATGCGTCTAAGTACTTAGTGATTATCTTTTTCCAAGGAGTCCATGGAGAAGAAAATGCATTCAGCCAAAAAGACCGATGTCCTTTCTCATAAGCATCTGGATTTTCTGCTATCCACTTCGCTGGCTGACCTCTCATTTCATTTTCAGAACTAAAGCAACCACAGCTTGGACATACCCAAGAGATTTCATTGATAACGTATGACTTTTTATTGTGAATCTTCTTGGTATCAAATTTATAATCGATATTGTCATATACGATATTGTGATACTCCCCACAGTTTGGGCATTTGCTACACCAACGTTCCTGAGTTCCAGCAAAAAAGCCAGCTTCAATATTGCTGGCTCCTTTGATCGTCGGTGTTGATACCTCCACCGATTTTGCATTATAAAACGTGGCTTGTCTTGCTTCTGCCAATGCCCACGGATCTCCTTCGGTACCAGCACTCGATGCCCAACGATCTCTCTCATCACCTATGATATATCTTGCTGGTGTTGATGCTAATGCACTTGGACTATTGGATCCTGTGATTGTTAACATTCCACCGGAGAAAGATTTCTGAAGGATGGTGTTTCCACTATCTCTTGACTTTATGTCAGATACTTTTTTCCTAAGAACTTTACAATCTCTGATCATTGGAGCAATACGAAGTCTTGAAAACTTCTTGGCATCATCTAATGTTGGCTGCACATAAATGACAGAACCAGGATCTTGGTCGATGACATAACCAATAATATTTAACTCAATTTCTGATTTACCTACCTGTGAAGCGGCAACCAAAGTAAGTTTGTTTACTTTTGGATCGGTGAAGGCATCCATAATGTCAACCAGGTATGGTGTTCTTGAATTTCGCCATGGTCCTGCCTCCGCTGAACTTTCTGGAGATAATCGGCGGTTTCGTTCAGCCCATTCGGAAACTGTTAGCTGTTCTGGCGGTTTGAAATTTCTAACAGCCCGACCAACCGTATTATTTAAGTAGTCAAGATCAGTCTTCTTCATTATCCTCGTTTACATTCCACCCTTGCCGATCCTTAACCCGCCTTTGATATTCCTCAGGATCGTATTTATATTGAGCTAATCCAACTAGAATATCGTTTACTTCTTTTTGAATTCTAGCTGATATTTCTGCAGGTGTTGTAAGAGTGGCCAAATCAACAGCAAGCCTACCAGGTAAAGCCATTAACATACTTCGAATGTTAAAGACAAGATCATTCGTCATTATTTCAACATCCTCTGCCCTGTGCATGGTCCCCTCAATCTCTTCACATTCCAGCTGTGCGATTCGTGCTTTTGCTCTTTTAAACAAGATTTCTTCATTCAGCTTCTCATCTTCGAGAGACGAAAAACCACGCGACTCCTTTTTCGCCAAATACCCAATATACTCTTGGATAACCGTGTGCAAATTATAGACATTTTTTTGTCCTTTTTTTTCAGTAGTCAAGGCACCTTCTTTTGCCAGCAATTGTATGTGTCTTTCCGTCTTTCCGACGATCTTCGCAACCTCTAAAGAGGACACTAATTTACTCTCATTTTTTTCATTCAATTTTATGTACCTCCTGACCAGACGAACGAAATCGCCTAAAAAAATTTTGGGTGTCTAGATTGTTTTTGGGCTCGCAAGCACCGCAGGCTCATTTTTACTCCAGAAGAACCTATCGGAATTATTTTTATAATCATTTTTATCAAACTAATGTTACTAATGCATTAAGAAGATTAATACTATTTTATTTCTTTCTGCCAGAACAAACGCTACTCCACTTTGCTTATCACCCATTGCTTAACCCCTCTCTTGAGCAGTCTTAGCAATCATTTGTTTTACATGGTTTTCTAACCTCTTACTAAGTCCTTCATCAATGTTATGTTGAATCTTTTCAGCTACCTGTTCATTGACAATCATCTGAGGTACGGAAACTGTCTTGATACTTATGATTGGGTATCTCTCTTTTCCTTCTCTCTGAAACGGAATTTGTTTTGACCCTGCACCTCCTGAAGGT